GTATATAGGCTCTACTATATGCTACGCTCATCCCATATTCCCCACGACTCAGATACCCGATGTTAGGCGAATCAGGGAAGGCGTAATACAACATCGTATAATCACCCTTACTCCAACTTCTATTATAAGTATCATCCTGCCACGCAAAAACCCTGCAACCAGCTTCTTTCAGTTCCGCTGCCGCTCTTTTTAAAACATTGTCCATATTATCTATATTTAATTAAGTTGTGCCAAGGCGCCGGGAACCGACCCCGGATCATATCCGTACACGTACGATCATGATATATCCTTCCGCCCCGCCAAGGTTTGGTTCAACATTAACAAACTTTCATATCCTCACACATCTTAAAAAAGACCTCTCTTATGATCTTCTTGTATAAGATGTATATCTCATCATCATCCTCATCAAACTCCACTCCCCATGAACGTAATAAATATCGGCGATTATATACTATTTTACACCAGATATGTTATAAAACATACAGATGTTATTTAATTTCATATTCTTCTTTTCTAACTTTGTCTCACTCAATCGAATCATATAGTTCCTTGTTTCGGACAAGACGATTGGGTAAAAGAGGTCTTTGATATAAGGTTTTACCCTAAAAAAATATTCGTTGGGTAAGTAAAATCAAAAACGTTTTGTTTAGTAAAAGAATCCGGCGATCTCACTTTTGAGCAACCGGTAGAGGGTATTGGTGATACCCAGTATGAAGTTTCGTACAAATGTATATTGTTTTACGCTTTTGGTGTAAATTGGTATATAATCACCTAATAGATATCAACCCTACCATATCACATCCTCCTTTCTTTCAAAAATCCCATCATATCCTCCACGCTAAGCTGGAAGCCGGCAGCCGCCTTATGGCCTCCTCCACCGGGGTTGGCCTTGCGTGCCAGCGCCGAGACATCCACCTCCTCCTTGGTGGTATAGAACGAGCATCTGAAGAATCTACCGTTCCAGCAAAATGGCATCATCAAATCATGTTTTCTAGGATCGTACATAGACTCGAATGTGGTGGAGTTAAACTCCGTAGTATTCATACATATCGCCTTGTATCCAAATATATCTGCCTCGAATGAGAACATCTTCATTTCTCCTCTGTTTTTCTCGATGATATATTCTATTATGGCCTCGCCATTTCTTATCATATCAGAAACAAACTCGCCATTCGCCTTGTTTAGCACCTCCCTGACCATGTCAACGTCAAGCCCGCAATACCCTCTCATCCCATATTGGAATGAAAGAACGTCACTCCATTCGAAGCGATCATGATCCCATACATCATAAGCGCTCAATAATTTTACCACGTCAGGGGTTTCGATATCATCGAAAAGATATTCCCACGTAAGCTCACAAGCCGCCGTTCCGATACGTCTTTTGCCTTTGACATTATAGTCCTTCACAGCTTCTATCGCCGTCTTATGGTGGTCTATCCATGTGACATCTATCCCCTTGTCTTCCCATTCGTCGAATAAGAATCTCGTTCTATCGCCAAATGACACGTCAACTACAAACACCTTATCATATTTATTTACGTCAGGTATTTCCTTGCCATAATTGTAAGGAAGAAGATCAATGTCCCCTTTGAAATACTTTTTTACTATAGCCGCTGACATTACTCCGTCAAGATCAGCCTCATGATATATACATCCTGTCATAATCTATTGTTTTTAATTAAAAAATCTATGTATTCTTTTATCTCCTTATTTCTATCATTATCCCAGTCAAATGTCTCGTTTATGAATTTGAAGTACGATACTGGGATCGAATGTAACATCCACCCACTATACTTTCCAAATGTCATTACCGTAGAGCCAAGGGGATGATCCGGCCTTCCGGGTACAGGGGCGGCGGTTACGCCCTGCGCCAGCCCCCTCCTACGATCTTTCTTGGCGGCTTTGATATCCAGATCTGTTTTCGTTACCTTATCCCCCATCGGGATATTGGTAATTAGTTTATCGCCGATAAACATCCCCCATCCATATCCTTTGTAGTTCTCTATACTAAGTTCTCTTATATCACCGAACCTTGACGAGTTATTGCAACAATCAACGACCAATGCGCTATCCTTACCGTCCTTTATCCTGACAGCTCTCCCAAGCCACTGATAAAACGACGAGAATGAGAATGTTGGTCTTCCTACTATCACACAATCCAGACCCGGATGATCGAATCCCGTACCGAGGGCGGAATAGTTGAACACTACCTTCGTCTTACCCGACTTGAACCTCTCAACTATAGCCTCCCGCTGCTTCTTTGGCGTGCCTCCGTGAACCACCTCCGCAATGCCGGCACATATCTTGGCGTTCATCCATTCGGCGGCAGTATTGCAGCTCTCAACAGAATCCATAAACACCAGTATAGATCTACAGATGTCTTTTAATACCATCAACCGACGTAAAATAAGGTTGTTTAAGCCATTTTTTCTCACCGCCTCACTAATAGACTCAGCCGTATATTCGGAGCCGTTAGAATTGAGTTTAAGGGCATCTCCATTGAAATCCCATGTCTCATATTTAAGAGGTGTCCAAAATTCTTGCCTTATCATCTCCTCTACCTGTATCACGTGAATCAGGTTCTTGAAATATACCGGTCTCATACGAGTGATGAAATTAAGTTGGGAATATGATGTCTGTCCTATCGACATGTTTTTAAGTCTACATGGCGTGGCTGTAAACCCTATCACCTTTCTCGGCTTCAGCTCATTCATGAATGTCATGAACTCACTGCCGTCTTCAGGACTATATCCGGCATGAGCCTCATCTATCAATACATTTCTGATTCCCATCTCCTTAAGCTGACCAACAACCTTCTTGATAGACCCTAACGTGGCGTATATCATGTTAGATAGCTCTTTCTTGCCACAGGAGGCGGAGTAGATGGTCGCCGGTATGCCATATGATGTAAGCTTGCAGTAGTTTTGTATTAGTAATTCGCGAGACGGCTGGAGAACCAGCGTCTTATCTCCCATCAATCTTGCCGCTTCTGCTATGAGGATCGATTTACCGCAACCTACCGGTCCGATGACTAACACTGGATCATGCCTATCAGAGTTTATGTAATCGGAGATACTTTTAACGCATTCCTCTTGATATGGTCTTAATTTGTAAATCATTTGGATCTGTAGTTATCAAAAACGTCTTTCACGTACTCTAATCTTATCGCACACTCCCGACCATCGTCCATTTTCACCATTAAAGTTTCCTTGGTCTTGCTTATGGCTATCACCTCTCCTGTTCCTATCTGGGTATGGACTATATCGCCTAGCTTTATATTACATTTGATCATGGTCAAGTTTTTTATTAAATTCCTCTATCTTACTCCTGTCTGTCTCATTCACCATCTCAGCCTCTTCCTTGAACATGTCGTACCCTTCCCGGATATTATTCCCAACCATATTCTCTATCATCTCCCTCATCTCATCGCTCCTTACGGCAAAAGATATCTGGAATGATTTACTTGTGCCTTTCATCAGGTAATCAATCTCTTTCTTACATTCTGTCATCAATCTATCCAGATTATCGAACTTAACGAACTTAGAGTTGCCATTGGCTTTCCTTACCCCATCCTTGAAATCCTCCAATATCCCGTTAAATACATCCGCCATGCACATCATGGAATGTAGCCATACCAACATCTTGAACTTATACTCATCGCCAGAGCCGTTCATTAGCTCAATAAGCGACTCGCTTCTTGTTAGCATGATCCTGGACTCCTTGTCAATAATATCCTTTATCTGTTTCCGGTATTTCATGGCTCCCACGAAATCCATTTTAGAATAACATTCATTCGATTTCTCTACCAATTTTCTGATATCTTTTCTCGACATTAATAAATTTAATACATCTTTCTCTTCCATGATCTGATCTTTTTGCATCGCAAATATAATTAAAGCCTAGATATTTACCTAGGCTTTTTAATAAAGTTAATCTTTTTTATTCTTTCTTTTTGACTCATCCCAATTCGATGAATATCTGCATGTCCCTTGTTTATGGATTGAGAAATCGCACCAAAAACACAAGGGCTTGGGACGGGGTTCAAGGCAGGCCGGCTGGCGTCCCATGAGGTAGTGTGTCTCGTATTTATACTCTTGCTTGACATCGTCCCAAACGTGAGCTTGATAGCTATTGATTTTATTTGTTTCGAAATCATACATATCAAGAAGAATATCATTAAGCTCCTTGACTGACCTCTCTACCTTTTCCTTATCTACCTTCACGTTTTGGTTATCCAACATACGGGTAAAAAAATAGCTACACATATCTGGTAATACCTTATACTTCCTGTATATGTAAAAGGCGTATATCGGATGCTGGAGATTGTGAAGCAATTTATCCTTATCGAATAATTTTCTCCCAGACTTCCAGTCTATCGTATACATGGCTATTCTGTCTTTTGTCTTATACTCACCTCTCCAGTCTACTGATCCTATGATATGTACCTTATCGTATGTCACACCATCCAATGTAAGGGGCTTGGGTAGCTTATAAGGCAGGACGAAGCCCTCCTCCACGCCGGCCGGTCTCGACCCCCGGATCACTTTCTCCATTGGCGTAAGATCCGACCACGCTTTCTTGTAATTACCGGCCGCATCCTTCTCGAACAATCCTACAATCCATCTTATTAGCCTAGCCGCATGTTGCATAGATTCAATCTGAGATTTAACGCTATCAAAAGGTATTTTCTCTATATCGGCGTAGTAGTTGAATGCCTTGCTCATATCCTCATAAGAAGGTCTGCATCCGTTCTTGAAGAAATACTCCATCGTTTGGTGGATAACCGTACCATATGACGTAGCCTCATGCTTCTCCGTAGACCTATGACCCTCCACGTAAGTCTTATACCACTTGTATGGACATTGGACGAACGTGTCTATCTGTGAATAGGATGCGGCAAGAACCTTCTCTCCGTTTATGACCTTGCATAACAAATTATTCTCCGGTATAATCATAAGTCTTTATCTATATCATGTCCATATAAATCCATTGACAGGTTTTGTAGATGGTGGAGATTCTTGATATGTATAGGATCGCTTAGATCGTCTTCCAGATCCCTAAGCCCAAGATAATACCCATCATCAAAAAACTCTATAGATATTCCGTAGCCTCGATATACATCCCGTCCTTTATCACGCTTAAACCCGATGGTATTAAGCAGGTTATCATCTATCTCAATAGGCATGACATCGTCTTCCCCGGAATACCATTTCATTATCCCGTCATCAACCTCACGTTCAAGGATCAATGACTTACTTTCATTACGCATACCAGTAACGCACCCTACCCTCCATATATTGCCAGCCTTGTCTTTTACAAGATTCCCTATCCTTAGTTCTTTAGCCGAAATCATACTCGTCCTCCTCGTTATAATCGTCATCGCAATCATCGACAAGAGGGGTTTCTAACCCCTCTTCCCAATCGTCATATCCAAAGTCCATTATTTGTCCTTAAAATAAACATACAACATATCAGTTAAACTTCCTACCGTTATTTCATCGCAAGGGGTATTGCGAAACACCTCGTCTGGTATGTATTCACCTGTCATCTTTTCTATATCCATTATCACTTCAACAAGATCCAATGAATCCATAGCCATATCGGACGATAGGTTACTATCTTCCTTTATGTCTTCAATATCATCAAACTCAGATGTTTTCGCAAATATTGCGTCTATTACTACTCCTAATACTTGATTTCTTTTCATAACTCTTAAATCGACATTTTTAATCTTCTACCTAATTCTTTTTTTATATTTGATATTCTTTCGATGTCCATCTTAACATCTCCAGTAATAGTATATTCCTTATCCATCCTCTTGGGGGGGTCCGGAAGCCGGCTTACGGCGAACAACCATGCCAGCTCCTTATTCTTATTCTCCCTAAGATACAGATCGGATGTCATGCCATACATCTTTATGATCGTATCGAATAACGTTGATTCCGATAAGCTCATATGTACGCTATAGACATTTGACGGTTTCCATATCAAGTTATCCAACCTCATCGTATATTCACGTTTAAGGTCTATATGGGATATTACGGCTCTTA